CGGGTATCCCCCGTATGGAGATCATCAAACTTTTATCAGTAGTAACATTTGTTACTCAAGTCCACGTTGACTTTTATTAGGTATTCAAAACTTTTCTTACATGACCATGTCTGCAGGTTTTATTCCTGTAGTTATTCGTGTACTTAGAGTTTTAGAATTGTTAATTATAAGTCAAGTAAGTTGTTACTTGTTTAATGTATGTCTATTGATATTTTTGTTTTTTGATCGGACCCAGTTCTTTCATCTACTAGTCGAGTCGTCGTCGATTAGCAGCCCTACCAGGCGCCAGACTTATCTGGACCAAAATAGGCTATTTCTGAACTTTGTGGCATTAGTCTCAGTTGTAGTTGTTCTTATAATATTTTGATTCCGGTGAACCCCGGAATATGTCCGCACCATTTGGTGCAAAAAACGCTTATTACTAATATGTCTAGTTGCGTTTAATAAAATACTAGTTGATTTAAGGTCGTCATCAACGGCATTTGTGAAATGAGGTAGTACCTGTATTCACATCTTACCCCACTTGCGAGTGAAGAGCCCATATGCTTATTCGGCTGATAATAGAATAAGTCCAGTTTGTCATCACGCTGTGTTCCTGTGATGACCTTTGGTAACCTACCTTTTGGTATGGGGACCGCACCTTAGACAAGACTCAATAGCCAGTGTTTAAATGAAAACCATTTAGTTGGAAGATTAATGACCTTCCACGTATTTTGCAATTTATGTATATTTACACCTTTATGGCCGATTTTTTACGTAGCTGGTGAAATTAGTGTACCACCTCAACCTGCGGTGATTAGTATGCCGTGATATTTCGTGATTAAGTTCCTTTCAATTTATTTTGTCAGGAAGCAAAGCTGTTGTGTCGAAGCATAATTGGAATTCCGATTTTGCAGGTTTCTGCGAATTGGTTCTATTATGCTTGTCGTTTTCTATTTTAATGAAAATGTCGAGCAATGGAACTTCTATCGTGTGTAAAAAAGATGTAAGTAATAATAACGAGGCTTACATCAGCTCTTCCGAGCCAAATGACTCTTTATTTTTGTCTCAATCTGAGACAATTTCCCCCAAAATATTTTCTAAAGAGAAATATATTAACAATAGAAAATCTATTCGTTACCAGAAGTTAAAGGATATGAGAAAGGGGGGGAATTCTCGTGATGTGCCCAAGAAGCCTAAGAATGTGAAATATGTTCATCAATCTTTAGCACAAGCATTATATCCTTCAAGTTTAATTGATACTTTTAAGCAACAATTTTTACTTGATTCTGAACCCAATGTGCCCCGCCTCCTAGAGGTTCTTGAAGTTGTGGGCGCATTAGCAATAACTTTACCTGCTTTAAAAACTCCTTCGCAGATTATAGCACAGATTGTTCTGTCTGTACGTGCGCTTACTCAAGGGAGTTTAATAGAGCAGATCGTTTATCAAGATGATGTCACTAATTGGTGCAAACAAGTTTTTGGCTTTAACATTTTCGTTAAACAATCTGATGGTGAGGTCATTGATGATCAAAACCCTTCTGTTAGTTGGTTGAGATCTATTCCTCATCTTCGAGAGAATTGGGAAGCATTGCGACATGCCCCAGTTTTCTCCAGGATTTCAGCACTAATAAGTGTTGCAGCGTCTATAGGATTATGCTCCGTTGCTAATTTGAAATGGAGTTATCAAGGCGTTGACCTTTTCCGTGTTGGTACTATATCCAAGCATCATACTGCTTTGGATTTAGTAGGTGCTGTTATAGACACTGTTGTGTGTTTTATTGAGGGAGGCTATGAATGTTTCAAACAGAGATCTTTCAGGCCATTATTCTTTTCCAATAGAGATGGTGAAGAATTTGATGCCTTGTATTTTCTACTTTTAGAATTACATGAGCATGCTATGGTTTTCAATTTACATACTAAAATTGTTACTGTAAAGAATGAGAGGCGCACAGTCAGTGATTTGGAGTATGGATCTTTGTTAGACGAGGCGTTAGAATTATCTGAGCGTTTCTACAAATCTGCCAAAGGTACATGGCAACAAGGTTATCTCGAACGTCGCTGTGAAGTTTTGAGAAAAAATCGTGCCGCTTATCAAGCTAAACGCATAGATGGTTCAATGCGTTTTGCTCCCTTTTGTGTATACATTTGGGGCCCATCAGGCGTCGGCAAATCAACTTTAGCCCAAGTTATTATGGCCGATTGTCTTTCTGCTTCAGGGGTTGATCCTAGTAATAAAAATACCGCAGTAATCAAGGAGTCAGACAAATATGATTCTACTTTGAAAGGTCACACTACTGGTATCTTCTTTGATGATATGGGCAATACAAAATCTGAGTTTATGGATAAATCTCCTACTGAGCGTATGATTGATATTTGCAATAATATGATTACTTATGCCAATAAGGCAGATCTACATGAGAAAGGTAAAATAGAAATTAGACCTCGTGTGTTTGTTGTTACATCTAATGCTCCTTTAGTAGAGCATGCTCAAGCTGGTTCAGTTTGTCCCTATTCAGTTGTTCGTCGTGCTGACGTACACATTTTAGCCAAAGTTAAAGAAACTTATGCCTTGGAGGATGGGCGTTTGAATGCAACTAAGGCCTTAGATGATTTTCCCGATGGATCGTTAGTTAATGATTTATGGGATTTGCAGCTTTATACCCCTTGCGATAGCAGTGAAAATAGATTGATGGTTGCGAACGTTGATAGTGAATTTGATCCTAAACCTCGTTCCATTGATGATACATTGCGATATTTGA